CGAAGCGGGGTCATCTGCTATTCAAACATCTGCTCTTTGCGGGGGGGCCGGTTGCTCAGCCGGAAAGCTTCCCCTAACCCGCAAGCAAGCGAGTTAAAGGGCTTTCCGTGTTCTGTCTGCTCCCCGGAGGAGGCTCGGAGACGAACCGGGCAATCAGGCGGGCGCTCGCCTATCACAGCCGCGTTCACAGGTTGCGCCCTGCCCATCACCCGGTCGCGGCTTACGCCTCTCGGTGGCACTTTGGATGGTTCCCGCTGTAGTGCCTAAGCCACGCCATGCCAGCCGGGGGCAGTTTGCCGGGGTGGGTCAAGTTGAAGGTGACCCCAGCAAGTGCCGACGTGCAACATGGTGCGCAGTCAGTCCGGGGTTTTGGCATAATCACTCAACGGAGCGATCAGGCGTTTACCCGCGATTTCAACTGTTTTCTCCCAGAGAGCCACAACCTTCCAAGGGGTTGTGGCTTTCGACTTTCTACGGTCAGTAGGGAGAAAAACTCAGGCGCGATGGTACACCACGGCACGGGGTCTCTACAGGCGTTTTTTGCTTGACATAACGCCGCACGTGGAATCTCACCACCTCACGGGCGCGTGCGCGACTGCTCACAGTATTCGGTACCAGGTACCGATTTCTTTTTGCCTCACGGGCGCGTGCGCGACGGGTCACAAAAGGGTGCGGCTACTGTCCGCACCCCTGGCCTTCGCGGGCGCGTGCGCGACTTGGCACGCTTCCGGTAAATTTACCGGAAGCGTTACCCCCCTCGCGGGCGCGTGCGCGACTGCTCACGCTCGCAAGGCTATCTGTAAACCGTTTACAGATGTTCGCGGGCGCGTGCGCGACTGCTCACCCCATCAAACGGCACATCAGTTGCAGCTCAGCCCTGGCGCTTTTGACGTGGATCACGGCGGTGATGTTGTACAGGTCGGCACCGTGCACCACCCGCATGGCAGCACTCACACCGGGTCTGTAACGCATCGTGATCCTTGCCGTCACTTCGGACTGCACCGATTGAGCGGCGAGAAACTCCCGGCCTTGCAGCGGGTGCACCGATGCCCACACCGTCGCCACGTCCGCCCAGTTGTCGGGCAGTGGCTGGCCTATCGCGTCGACACCACCGGCCATGGTTTGCAGCGTCACCCGTTGGTCAAGCTGGCCTGCATTCATGCGTAAATCCGGTACGGTGCCAGCAGGCGGTGATAGGTCAGGTTGCCGTGCAATGGCCGCTCTGTCACGTCTTCGCGGTGGGCGTGCAGGCCAGCAGCCATAAGCAGGATCGCGGCCTTCACCGGAGCGGGGGCGGTGTTGTCCAGCGGCGTGGTGATGCCCAGGTGCTGCTGTACCGATTCGGTGGCGGCGCTCAGGTAGGCGCTCAGGGTCACGTCTTCATCGTCGGTGTCGATTCGGCAATGCAGCTTCAAGGCGTACAGGGAAACGGGTTGCATATCTGTCCTTAAAAAATGGGTGCCAGCCGCGTCTAGGTGAAAGCGTGCGGTAATTAGTCCGCACTCCCAGGCCGCTGGCTGTCGGGGTTGCTTTAATGTCGCGTGACTGACCGACTAAAACGCGTCCTGACACACACTTGCGTGCGCCCCTCAGGCCGGGGGAATCAAGCCTTTCGGCCCTCAAACGAATGTGAAACTGTCGAGAGAAAACGCCTGCTCCTGCTCGGCTTTGGTGGCGGCACCCAGGGCCATGGCCAGCCCCTGCATACCGTCGATACGGCCCGTGCTGCGGCTCTTTTCAAACTTGCGCCCACCGGCTGGGTCTTTGGTCACCGTGGCATTGGCTGCGCACATGGCCAGCACGGGGTTATTCCCATGGGCCACTCGCCCGTTTAGTAGCTCAGCCTCCAGCGCGTCCAATGCCGGGGCCATGTCTTTGAAGCCCTGGCCAAACGGCACCATGGGCAAATCACAGCCGATGGCGTCCAGCTCGCGCTTGAAAACGTCAATGCGCCAGCGGTCGAAGGCCACAGCTCTAACGTCCAGATCAGCCAGCAGCCCTCCCAGCTCAGCAGCGACAAACGAGTAATCCACGCTTGCGCCTGGCGTGGTGCGAAGGTGGCCTTGTCGGTGCCACACGTCATAGGGGGCACGGTCGCGCCGGGCACGCTCAGCCAGCCCTTGCTCGGGTGTCCAGAAATAGGCTTGCACCTGCCACACGTCGCCCACCTGGCCAATGACAACAGCGGCCGTCAAGTCAATCCGTGCCGACAAGTCAAGCCCAACGAAAACAGGCCCATCAAAGGGCAGCACAGGCGAGCCGCAAGCCTTCCACACGTCTGGCGAACAGAAGGGCGACTCAGTGGAAACTCGCTGATTCAATAAAAGATTGCGGGCGCTGTTTTCCGCGCTCGGCATCCGTTGCGCTTGCGTCATCTGCTCGCGTAGATCGGCCTCGCTGCGGAACAGGCCCAATGCCGGGTTGGCGGCGCGCCATGCCGATTCATCCAGCAAGTCGCAGCCTTCGGGGGCGGCGTACAGGTGGCAAACGATTTTCGCGTCTTGGCTTTTGATGGCGTCATCAATCCACACGCTCAGCAGATCGGCATCGCTTGCGGCTTGGGTTGAAATGGCGATCAGCAGCGGCGCATCGTGTGCACCCTGGCTCGTGGTGATGGCGTCCACAAAATCAGATTGCGGCCCCTTCACCTGGCCTATTTCGTCAAGGATCGCCAGCACGGGAGACAAGCCGTGGGCGGTTTTGCCATCAGCAGCGAGCGCCCGGAACTCGGTATTCAAGGGCAGGCCGATCAGGCGCTTACCGCTCGGGACAATGCGCACCAGCGGGGCCAGCGTGGGCGATTGCTGCACCATTTTGCAGGCCAGCGAAAAGACAAGGGATGCTTGATCGCGGCTCATGGCACCGCTCACGATCTGGCTGTTTTGCTTGGCTTCAGGCCCGACAAGGTGCACCAGGACAAGGGCACTGATTAGCGCGGTCTTGCCCCCCTTTCTTGCCATGCTCAATATGGCCCGACGGGTGCCTGCTGGGTTGTCGTACACGTCACGAATGAACTGCTTTTGAAACTCAGCCAACACCAGCGGCGCGCCCACTTGCGCACCTTCGGGGATGCGTAGGTGTCGCTCGCAGAATTGAATGACGCGATCAGCGCGGCTCATGGCGGTAGCTTCGGGCGCGTGCGCGACTTGGCACTCTACCGGTACCAAAGTTGAACCGGTAGACTTTTCTCGCGGGCGCGTGCGCGACTTGGCACGTTCCCGTGGTCACATCGTGTGACCACGGGAGATTTGCGGGCGTGTGTGCGACTTGGCACTAAACGGCCCTCAGTCGGGGGATCAGGTCATCGCCGTCCTGCTCGCGTGCGGCCTTCACAAGCTGGTTGTTTTTCGCTGCGTCCTCGGGGCGGCCCGTGGTGGCCAGCGTGTGCACGTGTAGCGAGCTGGCCATGGTCACCACCCGGCGCGCCAGCAGCTCCAACAGCTTGATCTTGGGGTTGATCGCCATGCCAGAACCAGCGGGCACGGTGTCGCCTTCGCGGTCAACCTCGGTTTGCAGCCGCTCAATATCCGCTTGCGCCCTGGCCATCACGGCCGCTTGCGTCAGGTCGAAACAATTCCAGTTGCCGCGTGCCGTGGTGATGGCTTGCCAGAATGGCCGGTCACAGTCGCGCAATTTGACGTGCTCAGGCGCGGCCGGTGCGGGCATTGCAGCAGCTCGGTTTGCAGCAAGGGCGGCGGCGGTGCTGTCGGAGCGTGGGCGGCGTGTGGTCATTTTGAGTGGCGCGGTTAGCGTTAAAGCGAAGGAAACAGGTCGGTGTTTGCCGTTTAGTCGCTGGCGATTACTGGCGATGCCGTCGAAGGCTCACCAGACGCATCAGACGGCCCGTGGCGCGCTTTATTCCAGTGGTGTGCACCTGCCCTAGGGTTGCCCTGCTCATCGCAGCCCATGCGCGCCACGGTGCCGTGCATATCGGCTGCGGTGACAAGCGAGTGACACTGCACACAGATACTGGATAAGTTGGCGCGCGTGTTGTCGGCTGGGTTGTTGTTGCGGTGGTGGCAGGCAACAGCGGGCGTCACCACACCAGGTGGGCAGTACTCGCACAGTGGCACCTCTTGCAGCACTTGCTGTCTCAGCCGATGCCATGCTTTCGAGTTGAGCGGTAACGTCCTGCCGTTGCCGTCCTTTGTCCACCGGGCGGCGGGCTTCACCGGGTAGCCGTTGCGGTCTAAGCCCTTGGGCGGTGGCAACTGCGCATCGCGGAAAAAGTTGGGCGGGCGTGTGCTCATTGCTTGCTCGGGTAGTCGGGCGCGGCCGGGGTGGCCTGGCCAGTCGGGGCGGCGTCGATGCCGGGTATTTGCGAGAGGTTCTCCAGGGCGCGTGCTTCGGAGCGAAGGAGCCAGCCGTCCGCGATGCCGGAGCTGTAGAACGCGGCGCGGTGTGCGCTGTCACCACGCAACAGCCCTTCCAGGTTGAACTCTGGGTAGTAGCTCAGCGCAGCCGCGGGCGTGAGTAGCTGCCGTGTGATGGCCCCTTCGATGGCGCTCAGGTGGCGTCCCAGCGTGTGCACGGCAAACCAGCGGTTCATCTCGCTGCTCACGCTGTAATTGGCATTGCTCAGGTCTGCCAACATGATGGGCGGCACCTTGAACAGCCGCGCCACTTCCTGCACTGAAAAGGCACGCGATGCGACAAACTCACTGTCGCTCAGGCTCATGCTCACGGGCGTGTACTGCACACCAGCTTCAAGAATCGGCACCTTGCCCGCATTGCCACCACCGGCGTACTGCGATGCCCAACTGTTTGCAAGGGCGGTGCGCTGCTCGGTCTTCAGTTGCCCGGGCATTGACAGAATGCCGCTTGCGCGTGTGCCGTTGTCCCATACGCTTTGGCCGTGGTGGGCTTCAGCTTGCGCGAGCTGGATCACAGCGCGGGCGGTTTGAATGGGCGACACACCGATCAGCGGATCACTGCCAGCGCGGTGGCGAAGGTGAAACACGTCACCAGGCAACAGGCGCTCACGCTTGCCGTCTCGGTCGCTGTACTCAAACCCGGCGATGCGGTCACCGGCTCGCATGATGGTGATGCGCTCAGGTGCCAGCGGGTCAAGGCTCACCACCTGGCCATCAGGGCCTCGGGTGATGCGCGCGTAGGCGTTGCCGTGCAGCAGCATGGCCGATACAACCCACTCCCAGAATTCTTGGGCGCTCTGGCTGTCGTTGGGGGTGCGGTGCAGCACGGTGGCCAGCGGATGTACTGCCACCGTGCGGTCACCGTTGTCTGCCTTGCGGTACAGCTTCAGGGGTAGCGAGCCGATGGCCTCAGCGATCAGCGCAACAGCCGCGTAAACAGCAGCCACCGACTGCGCTGATTCGGCGCTCACAGCACTGGTGCCAGCCACAGGCCAGCCATTCAAGCCCAGCACGGTGGAGCGCTGCTCGATGCCGATGGCCTGGCGCAGGCGGGTGATGATGCTCACGAGCAAGTCCCCAGCCACAACGAATTGCAGCGGATGAAGTGATCCACGTCGAAGGGCTTGGATCGCATGGCAACAGTCGTATCCGAGTAGGCCGGGTCGCTGGTCAATGTGATTTCTGCCAGCTCTACAGCCAGCAGCTCACGAACCATGGTCGAGCCGCGTTCTTCCCAGCGCTCGCCACCAGGTGCAACCCGGAAGCCGAACGAACAGCCTTGCACGTCACCACGATCCACCAGGATGGCCAGATCGCGGCCGTGTGATGTGTCGGGCAGGGACAGGGTGAACGCCAGTCCTTTGGCATCCTCTCGGAGTTGCAGCGTGCCACCGCGTGTGGTGCCCAGCAGTGCCGTCCCATCGTGGTGGTACAAGGCGCGAATGTTGGAACCCGTCGCCAGCGATTTGGCGAAGGCACCGGGGCGGATCACTTCGGAGAATGTGCCCAGGTTGGCCTCGGAATTGAACACGGCCGCGTAGCCGGTCAGCGTCTTATTGCCAGCAGCCGTTAGGGTGCCGTGTCCGCGTAGTTCCAACATTCGCAACTCCTTAGATCGCCAGATCGTCAGCGAATACAAACGCCTTCGGGTTTCGGATTACCGCGTCCATCGTGTGAAGGATGCGGATTTGCACGTCCCCACGCTCGTAAAACCCGGCGGCAAATGGGTTGGCCAGCAATTCGGTCACGCCCCACTCACCGATCAGGATTTGCGAAAAGTCTCCAGCGATCACGCGGCCCGTGGCGGGCGAACCGGCCTTTGCGTCAAGTTGGTTTGTCACCGATGCGGGCAAACCTGCCACCATGCCACCGGCCATCAAATACTCGGCACCATTGGCGGCGTTTTTGAGCGTGGTTTGCAGCTTGGTTGCACCCTTCGCATGGGTCACGATGGCGTTGGGCACCACGTTTTCCAGGGTAAGCTTTTCGAGCATGCCCAGCAGCGCGCCCCATGTCACCGTGCCCAGCGCGTGAGTCAGCACGCCAGCACTGGCCAGAATGCCAACCGGCTGATTGGCAACCGCGGTGCCATGCAACAGGGCCTTGTCAACAGCAAGCCCGATCACTTGCGCGAAGTCATCGCGGGTCAGTTGCTCAATGGCCGGGTTGGCTTGCTGGATCAGTTGGCGGCTCATGGACGACAAAGCGCCCACGTGCTTGGGGGCCAGCTTCACATCGCCATAAGTGGCGCTCGATTCGGTCAGGGCGGCACCTTCAGCGATCCAGAAAGCCGATGCACTGCCGGTCTGCTTGGGGATCACGGTATCGCCACGCAAGCCGGGTAACACGCGGGCACCCAGCGAGCGAACGATCATCGAATTGCGCAGCAAGCCGATGAACTGCTCAGGGCGGTATTCGTCAGGCGTCACAGCGGCGTTGGTGGTGGTGGTCTGGGTGGCGCGCTTCTCGAACACGCTTGACGGCACCAGCAAACCACCCTGGCGAGCTTCAAGGCCCTGGCGCTTGGCTTCCTGCTGGAACTCAGCAAGGGCACCACCAGCGGCGCGGTTTTCCACCTGGCAACGAATGGCTTCCAAGACGTTGATTCCCTGCTCCAGGTTGCGGCGGGCATTGTCAACCGGTGCACCCAGCGAACGGCGCTCGGCGGCGTCCATGAACTCGGCGCGGCTTTCTTGCTGCTCCAGATCCACGATGGTGGCCTTCAGGGCGTCGAACTTCGCCTGGCCTTCGGGCGTGAGAGTGGGCGAGCTGGCCAGCAGGGTGCGGGCTTCGGTGACTTTGGCGGCGCGGGCTTCGCGGATGGCGTGCAGTTGCATTTGTGGGCTTTCAAAAGTGCCCATGCGGTCGCCGGGCTTATTTCATATGGTGAGATTGTATTATCACATTGTGAAACCGGCTGTCAAGCGAAAAAAAACCACCGGGGTGGTGGCAGGTGTCCACAGCGTGTGTGAACCTTTGCAGTGCAAGGGTTGGCAGATCATCCATTTCTGGATCATCGAACTCCCGGCGCGCGGGTGTCATTACACCCTGGCGTGTGCAGCGGCGGTCTCGGCTGCAAAGCCTTGGGACTGGGGCGGCGGCTTTCCGTACCCAATTTCAGGTGGGAAATCATTTCCCACCTGAATATTTCCAGCATCAGGTGCTGGCGAGCTTTCGGCGGGCTTTGTCGGCCAGCGTGTGCGGTTTAGCCGTCGCCGGTTGATCCGCTGCCTTGCGTGTGCTGTTTGCGCCAGTTTGTCGCCGTGGTGCAGCGTGCGTCACCGTGTGCAGCGAGCGCCGTTTTGACCCACACCCTTTCAGCGCTGATTGACAGCTGTAAAAAGGGCCCCGGATACGGGGGATCACCCAAAGTCACCCCCTACCCCATCAGCACAATGGAGAGAGAGAAGAAAGCATCACCCCACCGAAGTGGATCATCACTTTAACTAGGTGCGGCGGTTCCAACTTCCCTAGTCCCCCTGCGCCGTGATGTAAGCCAGCGCTCCAGACATATGCGGATCTGCCCCGGTGCCTTGCGGCATGTCTGAATACCCTGTTTTCTTCCACGCGGCCCCAGGTGCGGCCCTTGCTATCGTGTGGAGTACGGTCGATAAGCGGGAGAGACTGAAAGCAAAAAAGCCATCAAGTGCTAACTCCCCCAAGTCGCCACTTGGTGCCCATTTAAGGGCCGGGAGCTAGTGCTTGATGGCTCTAGATCGTTCAATGTGGCGACATCGACAACTCGATTGTATCGCCATTCTGTCAAGGGTGGTAACCCTCCTGAAGTTATTTACAGGGCGGTCACCAGGCTGCTCATAGTTGGTTCACCAATGCTTTGATGTTGCTTGCGATGTCGCTGCACGCCCACATGTAGCTGTCTTGGATTTCGTCGTTGTTGTCTCTGAACGATTCTCCGTTTTGGCCGTAAGTGCAGGCCAGCAGCGCGTCTAGCTGGGCAGCGGCGGCGGTCACCTTGTCGATCAAGTCCAGCGGCACAGGGCGGGCGCTCGTGAACATGGGGGTTACATTCAATTCAGCCATTTTTCAAAGTCCATTTTTGAGAGTGGTCAGACGGTCGAAGCGTTCTAAGCGCCTCGTCCGTCGCCTTTTGTGCCCTGCAATGCGGCGCAGGGCTTGCCGGTTATGGGTTGGCCAGAACAGCGAACCCAACTCGGTTGCCGTTCACGTCATACAGCGGGAGGTTAATCGTGTCTCCAGCGTCCTCCAGGTGGCTTGCCAGATCGCGCAACATGCGCGCCACCTCCAGCAGCGGGGCACCGTCGAATGCCGCGTTATCGGTGTTGATTTCCAGTTTGAATGTCATTGGTTGTCCTCTATTTCCCACAGTTGGGCCTTCAATTCTTCCTGCCTGCCGTAAAGCGCATCGCACTCCCACAGCGCACATTGGCCGGGTTTCAGCGTGGTCTCAATGGCTTGCTGCTTGGCTCGCAGGATCGCCAGCTCAGCCTCCAGCGTGGTGCGGATGATGTGGGCGCTCATGGTCATGGTGGCTTCCTTGGTGTTGATGCTTCACATTATACGCACATACGCAAACGCATACAAACGCACAGACTCAGTTTTTCTTTCTGGCTTCTAGTGCTTCGCGCACCAGGTCTGCCACCGACACATCACGATCTAGGGCTTCCCCCTTGAGTGCCTTGAGTTGGGCGCGGTCAATGAAGAAATTGAAGCGCACCAGGTCGCCTCGGGTGACTTCATGCACAGGTACGGACTGGCGCACTTGATCGGGGGATTTTTCTTTCAAAGCCATCTTGCGGCCTCCAGTTCTTTGATGAGGTTGAGAATTTCGTTTTGCGCGGCGGTGTCGCTCAGGTCGAACACGCTCAGGCCATCGGTCATGGCTTGGGCGAATGAAACGCGGTTGCCCACCGTGCTATCCAGTTGGTCGATTCCGGAGCTGTTCCAAGTGCCTTCCTTGATTAGCTTGGATAGCCTTGTGCCCGTGGTGGCGCGGTTCACCAGGAAGGCGGCGTCAATCTCACCACCGGCATCGATGCGCGCTCGGATCAGCTTCACGGTCGCAGCCGATGCCCACACGTCCGCGCCACTGGGTTGCAGCACGATCAGCGCGATATTGGCCAGCCGCACAGCAGCAGCCGCGATTGAATCGGCCCTTGCCGATGTGTCGATAACCACTACGTCAACCGACAAGCCACGCAAAGCGGCGTCGAGGTCTTGCGCCTTGGTCACTGCCACCACCTTGGGCAGATCGGCACCTTCAGGGCTTGCGGCGCGCCAGTCGGTCACCGTGCCTTGCGGGTCAGCATCGATCAGCAACACCCGCTTGCCCTGGCGATGCAATGCCGTGGCAAGGTTGGTGGCGACGGTGCTTTTTCCCGTCCCCCCTTTTTCATTCAACAGCCCGATGATTTTCATGATGCCCTTGTGTGCTTGTGTGCGGTTGAATATATCCGCTCTTACGCACGTAAGCAAGGGGGGGGTCAGTCCCAGGGCGGTGAATCGTCGTGGGGGCCTTGGGATTGAGGTCGCGCACCACCATGTTGGCCTGCAACTTGAAGTGGCGCGGCTTGCGCCACTTCAAGATCAACCTCTACGGCTTCGGGCGGCGGCGCGCTTGTCCTGCCCTGACGCTTCAGCAGCTCGGCAACGATAGCGGCCATGCTGTTCAACAGTTCTTCGGTGGTGGCTTCGCTTGCGGCGCTCACGCCGATGATGGGTGCGCCCATGCGCTTGATGCTTGTCTTGCAGGTCTTGAACTGGTGAACTTGATCGGCTGTCAGCTCCCGGCCTATGGCTGCTTCAATCCAGCCTTGCTGGGGTGGCCACTCAATGCCCAAGGCTTCGATCTGTAGGCGTGTCCAGGCACCTCGGGGCGTGCGGTTTTCTAGGATGAACTGGCGTGTGATTTTCATGATTGGCATTCTCTCGCGCGCGCGCGTGGATACGGGTACGGGACGCCTTGCCCCCAATCATGCCGCTTCGCGTCACCGGCCTACCGGCCTTTCAGTGGGGACAAGCCTACCGGCGCTGTAGCCGCGCCCCCCGCTGGTGCGGGTCCCCCCCGGCTTGCTTCGATAAATCGAATTTGAGCCGGGGAAAACTTGCCCCGAAGCGGGGTCATCTGCTATTCAAACATCTGCTCTTTGCGGGGGGGCCGGTTGCTCAGCCGGAAAGCTTCCCCTAACCCGCAAGCAAGCGAGTTAAAGGGCTTTCCGTGTTCTGTCTGCTCCCCGG